CGAGCTTTGAACCAAGTAGTTCCATCATATCTAAGAACGTCTCCAACAGCAAATCCATGATTGTTTTGAGTAAACTCATCTATTAACGCAGTTCCATCATTACTACCAGTATCTAATTGTTTTTTTATTATGTTATCTTCAATTACTAACTTAAATAATTCTTCAGTATTTGTAGTTGTCGGCAATTCAGTAAAAACAATATTATTACTACCGCTATAATATAATGTTCCTGTAGTTAAAGTGTCAGAATCAGAAAATACTGGTATATATCCACTAACACCAGATCCATCAATAACTTTTTTACCACTTAACGGAGAGAGATTAATTATATTATCAATATACCCCGAAGATATAAAAACCAAATCAGAAAACTCTGAAACAACTTCATCACTATTAATTGCGCGAACTTTGACAAAATAATCATTTCCTTCGTTAATTGGAAATATAAAGCTAGGATCAATTGTAGAATATGTAAAATCCGCAAATCCAGTTATTCTTTTTGCTATGCAAATACCAGTATTATATTCACCTAAATAAGTTAATCCTGTATTATTTAATGAAGTATTTGTTAAAAATCTTGAATTAGAGTAAGTTCCCGTATATATCGTTCCACTATAATAACCACCAGATGGTAAAAACTTAAAACAATTATTACCCGAATACCCATAGCATAAAAATATTTCATTATTATCAGTGAAACCAGATGGTATTCTTATTTCAGTAATATAATTTATACCCGTAGAATACTGATCATATAATCCTGTTGGCAAAGAACCGAAATTATCAACATATAAAGTGTGTCCAGACCATTGAATGCCCGATGAACCATAATTACTAAAAACAGTACCAGTTATACTTAATCCTGATCCTGTTCCAAAAGATATTCCATTTATATTCTCTGTAGATCTGTTATTTAAAAAATAATCATATTTCGTTTTATTTTTTCCGCTTTCTTCAACTAAGATATGAAAAGAACAATCTTGAGGCCCTAAAACAGAATTCCATTTTACAAAACTATTTAAATTTAAATCTTTAGAAACATTATTAAAATCAAAATAAGCATATCCAGTTAAACCAACAATTTTTTCTGGCAAATCCAAAATAGAAAATGAACCCGGCTTTATACCAGATGAAACCACTTTAATTCCACTAGTAAAATAATTATACGGAATTAAATGAGTGTAATAAGGAATTCTTACATCATTATCTAAATTTATATCTGAACCTAACTGATTCAAATCTTCTATAAAAACTTGATTTACAGAAGGTGAAATATATTTTTTATATAAAAGATAATTATCATTTTCATCATCAGGATTAAAGCTGGTGCCAGTAGTAACAAAAACATCTAAAGATTCTATAATTCTTGAATCTGCATAGTCTAAATTAATAGCCAGAGCTGTATCTAAGCTGTATCCGCTTATGCTAACCGAAGGAACACCAAAATTTATCAAAGCTACGCCAGTGCTTGTTTTGTTTTCTAAATCTTTACTTATTATTTCTATTAAAAATTGATTTAAATTACTAACATTTTCAAAACCAGTTACTAAAGCAAAAGTATCAAATAAATCAGAAGAATCAATAGTATAATTAGTTTGAGCAAAACTCTCAGGCAAGGAACTAATCAAATTTTTACCAGTACTATAAAAATTTATTTGAAATCCTGAAAAAGTAGAATCATTAACAAAACCATTAATTAAATTTTTACTTTTTGGATTTTCCACTGCCCAACTTAAATTTATTTGACTTTGAGCCAAAAACCCACTTATGAATGGCACTGAAATGTCGTAACCAAACTCATCAGCGTTTATAGTTGTATCTTTAGAAGAAAAAGAACCATTCAACGACAAATCTATATTTTTTATCGTAAACGGATCTGTATAAATACTTGCTAGCCCTGAAATAAACGCCATAACATTCTTTACACATTTATTAAACGCATGTTTTTATCAAAAGCATACAAATCTATATCAAAAGAAATTGAAGTTTGAACACCTTCCCTTTTTTCTCCTAAAAATACTGTTATTTTACTGGCCTCATCCTTATAAACTTTAAATTTTAAAATTTTGCCATCTTTTATTATGTTGCAATACAAACCGAACACGTTAGAATTATTAGACAAAGAATCAAAGTATTGTATAAAATTCAGCGCTACAGCTTCATAAATCAAAGCGCCAAAATCTGTGTTGAAAACTTCTTTTTCTATATAAAATGTATAATCAAAATCAGTAGATACAGCTTGAACATAAGACATATTTGAAAAAATTAAACCTGTTTGCACTTGCAGATCAGTCAAAGCTGGTCTAATGTAATCATCTGTTGAAAACACTATTTGTTTTTTATTATTTTGTTTTTTATCAATAAAAGAATCTTCGTCAACAAAATCAAATTTTTGATTACTGAAGCGCATCAAAGATAAATTATATTCATTTATTGAAGTCTCTGTTATCGTTATTATTCTGTATAGATCTTCATCATTAATGTCTTCTCGTAAACTAATTGAAAAATTAGCGTCTGATCTTAAATTAGCAAAATTACCATAATTTATTTCAGGATAAGGTGTAAAATCTACATCGTATATTCTCGCATATGGTGTATTAAATGCCGCAACTCCATACAAAGGATTACCAATCGAACGACTTGTTTCTCTCAAAAATAAATCATTTAAAAAATATTTAATCTTGGTGCCATCAAAAGTTATTTTTAGAACATCGTCTTTTGTAATTGTTCTGCCAAATGAAGTTTGAGTATCATCTTCTCTATAATACAAGTTATTACTTGAATCGACTTCAAAACCATAGTCGATATCTGTTTGATCAAGTGTAGGATCATTTATTTGACTTAAGCCACATGCTAAAAGAACGTCAACATAAAAAATTTTAAAAGATATTTGACAATTTTCTGTATAACTTTGTTTTGTGTAAGCTTTTCTCGTCCAACTAGCACTACCACTGCTGTCTCCAAAAACCACAGAACCATCATCAGTAGAAGATGTTTTGGATATTAAATTCCAAGATATAAATGATTTCGGCAAAACTTTCAATCTTAATTCTGCATTATTAAATTCAAAAATTGTCAAAGTTGTTTCTAAAGGTTCTTCATTTACTATAGAAAATAATTTTATTTTTTTGCCCAGAATATCTTCTCCAAGTTCTCTATCAACATATATATAATTATTATTAAAATCCAAAGAAGTTACTCTTCCAAATTTTTGATCGTTAAATTTCAAATTATCGGCTACTCTTACTATATCTCCTACTTTTAAATTTGTAGCTTCAATTCCCGTCGCAAATGAAACTGTTTGAGACTCTAATTTAGATGTGGCTAAAAACCATTTTCCTATTCTTTCTGCTTGATACCTAGAAGTAATTCCAAAACCTAAAATTTCTTTTTCAATCAAACCATATTTTCTTATAAGCTCACCGTCTTCAACATATATGATTTTATCTTTAAAATTATCTGTTTTATCAAGATAAGATACTTTTACAACTGTAAAAGAAGTTTCTTTATTTGCTGAAGCGTAATCAAAAAGGCCATCTTTTACATTTGAATTTGTGAAAACATAAACAACTGGTTTTTTTACATCGATAGTTAAATTAAGAAGACCATTTCTAAAATAAAAAACACCTCTAAAAATTGATGCCATATCAGAAAGAATTTTCAAACCTTCAGTGACATCATTTATGTATATATTTGCTGAAAAACGAGGCTCTAGAAAGTCAAAATAACCATGATGACGAGCTACACATTTTCCTGATTTAATTTTTAAAGATGAATCAAATATTTTAGTTTTTGATACTTTTTGAGATATTCCTTCATTGACATTCGCAACTCCAGCAACTATGTTTTGAGAAACATAATTGAGAGCGTATTCTTTTATTTTTTCTTCAGTATTTAATATCGCAGGGTTGCCTCCTACATAAGATTGTAAAGCTTTATAAAATTTACCATTTAAATCTGATTCAATAAAACTTCTAACTCCGAAATCATTACATAATTTCAATTTAGCCTTGTTACCGACTAAAGTTGTAGAAAGTATTATTTTTTTAAAATTTATTTTTATATTTTCATTAAATTCGTTTTTTACATCATATAAAAACAATAAACTTTTTTCTGGATAAACTTGCTGAAGTTTTTGCAAAGTGTCAGTCCATGTAAAAGTAATAGTGTTAAAATCTGTTTCAGTATTGTTTATGTTATTATTATAATCAAAAGAGTTTGCTACATATTTTGTCGAAGCGTTAGTAATAACTAATTCATTGCAAAATTTAGAAATTTTCAACATGTCCCATTTATTCAAATCATTTTCAGTCATGAAACTTTTTGCCAAACCATATCTGGCATTCGAACATAAATCGTAAAAAATCCAAGCAGGATCATCTGTCCATTTTAAAGTTTTACTAAAATTACCACTCCAATCACCATTATACTCTCTTATATCACCGTCATAAATATCAGGAACTTTAATTTTTAGAAGTTTACAATCAAAACTTCTTACTGGAACAGAAGAAAAATGTTTCGCGCTAATTATATTTTCACAAACAACAGAATATGGATATGAAAAAGAATAATCCACCCTTTCTATAACGCTATCAACAGAGAACTCTTTTACGAAATTAGACTCATTTTCGTTAGTAACTGATAATCTTTTTTCTACACTATAAACATTTATAATATATTCGTTATTTGCGGCTTTAGAATCGGTTTTTTTAGAAAACTGTATTTCAATAGGTATCATTGATGGACTGCCTTTTACAACAAAATAGCCTTGAAAAAAATAATAAAATCTTATTCCACTATTTAGGTTTGAGACGCAAACTACAAATCGTAAATGATTACTAAAAGTTTCACCTTTGCCGCCAATAAAAAAAAGATTATCAACCTTGATATTAACAGTTGCGCTAGTAACGTATTTGTTTTTTATATAATGAGAAAAATTTCTTGCCAAAAGACGAGCGCTTATCAAACCACGCTCAACTGAATCATTAGTGCCATCTGTAAAATTTTTTTCATCGAATTGATAGTTCTTAAAAACTATATCATTAGGAGTTCTTTCTAAATCATAAATTTTAGAATCGTATTTATAAACTGCGCTTGACTTAGAATTTGTATTTTCAACTTCATTTCCTAAAGATATATTAAAGTTAACAGAAGAAAAATTTAAAAAACTTGTTCTTTTATCTCTTACTGGACTATCATTATAATATATTCCATACGACAAAGAAGACGCTCTATTTGAAATCGTATCACTTACACTTATATAATTTAAAATACTACCATCACTGTCTACTAAACCTTCTATTGGACCTTCGCACAATAAATCATTAGCGTAATACGAAGTTTCTGTATCTAAAGTGTTATTTCTAGCTCTATCCCCAGCAAATCCAGCTGCACTTATAGCTGAATTATTTGTATTTAAATATATTGATACATCACTTTTTGCAGCTTGACTGGTTGTTGTAGATGATGTAGCTGTTTGTGTATTTGTTGGTATAGAAACTTCAGTGCTTACATAATTCCCACCAACGTTTAAGCCAAAGTCTTCACGTTCGTTAGTTAAACCGCCGCCTTCTGAAATTCTAGCTATGTTTTCTCTGGATAAACTCATATGAAAATAAATTATTATTTTACAACTCTTACACCACGACCTCCACCTCCAAAAATTGGAATTGAAAGTCCAGAACCCTGATTTACTAAACTTGTTGTTATCAAATCATTTGAAACTAACACGCTTCCAATTTTTAACCTTCCATAACCAATCGGCACCGCCACGTTTCTTTTGGTTACATTTTCATAAGCAGAAAACATTCTTGAATTATTTTTAATATCTTTCGGAGCTTTTGGAGTTAACAAGCGCGTGATAAGCATTTGAATTCCCATAGCTATTAACATAATAATAAACATTGCAAATAGACTTAGTTCTGCACCCAAAATCAATGGAACGACTTCAACCACAGAATTTTTTTTCAATATTGGAGAATTCAAATATTCAGGAGACATAATTTTATCATCTACATATATAATAAAATGACTTAAATACTCTTGAATTGTTCCTAAAGCGCCTACCAATTTATTAGTATTAGCTTCAATAGCTTCAAAAGCTTCTCCAACTGTTTTAACATTCAACGACCATTCTGTTTTGACAAAACTTTCAAAAACTCCATGTAATTTAATATTTACCATATCATATTGTATTTACACGCTTTTCTATAAACTTTTGCAATGGTACTATAAATAATAACATATTTATATTATGATATTTTTGATATTTTAAATCTATTTCTGAAAAATCAAATCCAATCGGATGACTATGAAACAAATATAATATCTCATACTTATTCTTTATTTCAAGATACTCTTTTGGAGAAACAAGAAAAAAAGATTCTTTTGATGGGTGATTATTTGCAATCGGCTTAAATATTATTTGTTCATTATTTTTAACAACAAAACCGCAAACCTCTATATCTTTATTTTCTAAAGCGTAATCTTTAATTTCATCAAGTATTTCAGACGTTAGTATCATTATTGAATGGAAATGTTGCTGGAAATGCGCCAAAAGGTAAAAACGGTTTACCATTTGTAAATGCGTTTGTAGTATTGTTTCCGAATCTTAGCATACAACCTTGAAGCGTTTTTGAACATTTATCTTGCTTCCAAACATTAGTATTTTTTATAGGATTTTTATTTGAATTCGCAGTTACACAAACAAAATAGTTTTTATTTTGAATCAAAGGTGATAAAATTGATTCATCTGATTCTAAGTTCGTGTTGGATAATGCATCTATATAAACAAAGTCACCTACTGAATAAGAAACAGTAGATAGCCATTCACCTTTATATCTTAATGATGATATTTCATAGTTGCCATTATTTGAAAAACTGCTATAATTTTGTATAAATACTTTATCATTTTCGTCCGCTACTGGTACTCCTAAGAATTTATTAAAAGTAGGATCTGATCCAGAAGGTGCTGAAATTTTTGCATTTATATCTGTTGGCCCTTCATATTTTCTGTTATTACCGTAGTTACAACCATAACATCTATAATTCCACGAACATGTATCATTAGTAACTTTTCTTGCTGGAACAGACAGAGTTTCTAAATCAACTTTTGTTACCAACTCTAATTCGACAAAATTCAAGTTTTCACCTAATTTAGCATTTACTATTAATTTATCAAAAGATATATAAGTATTAAAAAATGAAGTTCCGAACGGATTTTTACCATCTGTAAAATTTATAGCGTCTAAATCCTTGGCTAATATTTTTTTTCTATTGAAATTTTTACCTATCAAATCTCCACGATCTTGTAAAACTCTAGAAAAATAATTATTTATATTTCCAACTTTTAATCTAGGTCTAGCCTGTCTACCATCAGAAGTGGTTTGAAAATCATTGAATTCACACGGAATAAAAATATATTCTTTATTTTGGAATATTATGTTTCTATCAAAATTTTTAGACCCATGAAATCTTAAATATCCTTCATTTGATTCAAGTTCTATTTCAAACAAATCTATTACTACATAATTATTTAATTTGAATAATGTATTCATACTATTATATTCTACCCGCGATATTAAAATTATTAGGCAATTGTATTCTGTTGTTTAATAGTAAAGAAGAATCAGTATATCCACTAAAAAGCTTAAGATAAGTTTTTGACAATGCATTAAGCATTTGAACTCTTTCAGTATTAAATAAAACTCTATTGTAAAAAATAGCATCAAAATATAAATTATTTATACTTGAAGTGCCGCCAGTTAATGGAATATTTGATAAATCAAAACATGTATTCTTTAAATTTGTTAAATAACTTTGTAAAACTGGTAACGAATAACTAGAAACTAAATTTCCATTTATGTATATAGAATAATATTGACCCTCTCTTTGTATATTAAGAATAAAAGGATAATAACTACCACCCAAAATTGACGAGTTTAATTGTTTAGATACTTGTAAAGCTTTAGCAGTAGTCTCATTTCTTGCGTCATAAAAATTTATTGCGGTAGCAGAGCTTAAAGTTTCATTGTACAACAAAGGGAAAAAAAATGTAAAAACATTCGGTTCTTTAGAAAAAGATTTATAAACACTTGTTCTAAAAAGTTCTAATATTATATTTGTAATCTTATCATATCCAGTAGCGCTATTCTTATACCAGTTAAAAAATGAAGAGGTATTTGGATTAAATGTATTTTCAGTTGCACCTTCTACAGCACCTACAATAAATAAATCAAAATCTGTTGCAAAAATATCTGAAGAAAATTCTCCTTTTAATGAACGGCCCGATTGCAATTTCAAAGATTTATATCCTAATGATCTGAAATTCGCCACCATTTCTGGCGCAGCAACTGATGTGTTTAAAGTTATTATTGTTGCACCAGCACTATTTTTACCTAACCATGATACAGGACCAGTATTTAAATCTGCATTATTTAATCTAAATACATAATCTGTAGATATATTATCATTATAAAAATTTAATTTTACAGTAGAATTTGATAATTTATTAATAAGTTTTCCACACAATGAAGGAGGATTACCATTAAGCGTGATGAACATGGTTTGTGTATATTGTATCAATGAAAAACTTTTATAGTTAATACTGGTATAGTTATTATGTTGAGAGTTCAAACTAATATATTTATCACTATACGGTATTGTATTTTTATTTGTAAAATATTGATTTGTTTTAAAATCATATAATACTATATTGTCAACTGCGTCTTCTCCAAATTCAGGAGATGGTGATATAAGTTTTGCTAAATTATCCAAAGTTAAACGTCTGGGATCTTTTAAAAGAAAATAGGGATTTGTTTTATTATTTGCACCTGCAATTGGAAAAGCCACCTTTCTCTCTATTAAGTCAGAACCTGTTCCGATAACGAGTTGCTTTTGATTAGTAAGTCCAACACACGCAAAACCAGCTTTATTACCTCCTCCACCAGATACTATAGAAGTATTTTTTTGAATGTATATGTTGTAAATCAAATCTTGTCTTAACAAATTATTTGCAAAAGTTGTTAAAGATAAATCAAAAACATTTCCACCAGGCTGACTATCTGTTAATCCATTAGTAGAACTCTTAGCATAATTACTCGCATCAAACATTTCCACTAAAGAAAAAGCATTACCATCACTAGACGCTGGTGGCAATATATTAGATATATCACCACCTTTTCCTTGATTACCAAAAATAAAAACATTTTGAGGTACATATAAATTAACAACTGTACCATCTGTATTATTACCAGTAAAATTTTCGAATAGGCCAAGCAAATTTATTGCATATTTATCACTAGCCGAAGAATAAAAACGAGAACCCTCACTTAAATAAACATTAATACCAGAATAAAAACTTAGATTATCAGATCCGTTATTATACTCTTTTATTTTTTTGAATAAATCAAAATTTTCATATTGTGCGCTTTGTGGAATTATGACTTCTAAAGTTTTTTTATTGAATTTTATATTTGGTCTTGTCGCGCCTGAATAACCCACAAACACTTCGTTTGATACAGTATCATTCAAAGTATCAATACCAGATGCATAAATACTTATACCACTATTGCCACAACTATTTGTATATAAACGAGCGTAGTAATCAGTATCTAATTTTATAGGATTAGTAGTTGGATAATTAAATTCATTTATATTTTTTATAATCAAATCGTTTTCTTCGTAGCCATAAAACGTAGAAAATCTAGGTTTATCATTTGTGTTTTGAGCTATACTTATATCTTCTCTATGAACAAGGCTCGAAAAATCAGTATTTGTAGCTATATCTAATCTATAACCAGTAAAAAAATAATTTTTTAAATTTCCTGTGCCTGTTGGAGCGAACCATCTAAAATCATAATTTAGACCATTTTTAGCGTCGTAATTCTTCAATGCTACAAAATTTCTAATATGACCTCCAGTAGTGTTTACTATTTTTGATCCTGTTATTTCAATTGTTATATTTCCACTTGGATCTACACTTCCGTCTTCAATAGACTCGCTTGATATAATAATGTCACAATCATTATTCCCTGCTGGAGAGGTTTGTGGTGGACAATATAAAACATCAATACTTCCACTCTGACCATTATTTAAAAGAAGATTTGAAGTTGAAAGAGAAAAGAAATTGTTGGCATCATTTTCAATTTCAAATTGATATGCAACATCAGAGTTACCACTATTAAATATAGTAATTGGATAATTAATGCCAAAACCAGTAAGACATTCTCCAATATTTTTCCCAGTTAGATTGACATAAGTCATAATTGTAATAGAGTATTAAAATATATATCAGAATCTGTTTTACCTTTGAATTCTATAAATTTTACCGATATATCATGATTGTTTTTGAATTTATAAGTATGATTCCATTCTGGACAATAAACATCTATTAATTTATTATAAGGTTCTGGCAATGTCGTTTCAAAAATTTTAAAACCAGCGTTTGAATCAAGGAATTTTAATATCGCCAACGCTTCTTTATCGTCTCTGTTATTAAAACTAAATGAAAAATCTAATAAAGTTTTATTGATACCGTAATTTTCATAAGCCGCCGCTGAAGTTTCAAATTCTGTTTTTGTAAACTTTGGAGACATCGGCATTTCAAAATTCAAGTCAGGTTTAAAATAAAATTTTCTAGTAAATAAAGAATTTACACCAGTTGGGCTTTTAGTATGATCTGTAAATGTATTATTAGATCCAGTAAACCAATAAAATCCTTTTACACTAGACACAGTTGAATCGTAATAAACAACATCATTATAAAAATAACGCGAATTTTCCACAAACGGTTTTAACACATTTTCACCAGTAATGAAAAAACCTTTATAATTTAAATTAGAATCATAACTCGAAACGCATTTTATATTTATTTTATTTAAATTGGCTTCTACTGAATTATACTGTAAATCAGAAAAATATATTTTTGCGTTATTTGTGTAAGGATAGAATAAATCTATTTTTACATTTTCATAAGAATCCAATATAGTTTTTGGTGTATATTCAAAAGTATTTTGAAAAAATCCTATCAAAGCTTTTGCCTCTTTATCTGTTAATCCATCATAAGATAAATCAAATTGAGATTGTAAATTATTAATATTTGGAATAACATTTATTACATAATTATCTCCGTATTCAATTCTTTGAGATTTGGTGCTAAAATTAACAGAACAACCATATGTTTTATTAAAAATAGAATCTATATTCTTAGTTAAATATTCTGATCCTGTTATATTTATAGGAGCATAACGATAATCAGAAGCAGTAAAATTAGATGTTGAAATATATAAACCATCATCATTTGTAAAATGTTTTTCAAAAAGATATTTTTCTATGGCTAATATATCATGGTCAGTTGGAACTTTGGCAAAACCTAATATTTCATAATAAGAAATATCTGAGCTATCATAATTAAAGGAAGCATTTTCAGAAGGATGATTGTTATTTGCGGCACCTATCATTAAACCACTGCATCCAGAATTGAAATGATTTGTACTATTGATGTTTAATAATTCGTATCCATTATTTCTTAATCTTAAATTATTTGTCGTATCATTTTTTATAATAGAAACAATATTCTTATTATTTAGTACCTTAGAAGCGGAAAAAGCTGAATTTACATTTAATGGATTATTTTCTGCGCTTCCTGTTGCATTGATTATAAATTGCTGAGAGCCAAGAGAAGTATTTGAATCCCATTTGTATATATTAGTATTACCTGAAACTCCTAAGAATCCACTGCTTGCACAATTTGTGGGGTATCTTGAAGCGGAGTATAAATCTGTATCAATTATACTTGCTATATTAGGTTTTATTGGATAACCGTAATCGCCTCGCCTTAAATTGTCAAACTCGTAAACAACAAACCAACAACGATCTCCAGTCAAAAAACCAACAAAACCATTACCAGTAGTAAATAAATTATTAAATTCAAAATTTTCTAAATCAGCTTTAAAAGTAATACAATTTTTATTTTGATTGTAAGAAGGATAATATTGACTTGTACTAGTATTATTTAAATCTTGAGCAATCTCATGACCAGGAGCAGAATTATACCATTTATAAATTTTACCACTAGAATCAAACTCTAAATTATTCAAATCATTTAAATTGAACCACGCAAACAATCCTGACAAATTTATTGGAGATGCGCTGTCTCCAGTATAATATTCAAAATCAACCAAATCATATTTTAAATAAGAATTGGTGGTTTCAAAATTTTTTATACCTGTTACTGAAAATTGAGTGTCTAAAAATTTACTCATAATGTACTCCTAAGTGGCGCTAAACGTTGCATGATAGATAATTTGCTTTGTAAAATGCCATTATTAGTAGCCGATAAACCTCTTGATTCTATTTTACCAGTAACATAAAAAGTATTTAATATATTATTATTATAATCTTTCAAAAATAATTCGCAAACAGAATCTTTGCCTTCTATATCGCAAACATTTACTTGTTTAAAAAAGTTACCATCTACTGTTACATTTTTTGTTTTATTAGTTTTTGCTACTCTGAATGGTACGATCTCATCGTTTTTAAAAAAAGGAGCGCGATTGCATTGTTCTGAATATTGAAAACTGAATATTTCTGAAAATCCAAAGACATTTGTTATATCAGATATATAAGTTCTATTTGAATGAGAAATATTATCCAAGGCGCTATTTCTTATATTTGTTCTAAATGCTTTTAAATCATTAGTGCTGTCTTCTGCGTTTATTTGTCCATACCATTCGAATTCAGCATTTATAGAAATAGGAGAAAATTGAGAAGCTTGAAAAGATATACTTTTTAAGTAACAGTTTTGTATATTTACTCCAGCAAACACAGCGTTTATAGGAGACTCTGAGACTGTTGTCGGGCTTAAATAATTAGGAAAAGCGCCTGTCAAAAAAAATTCTGTATTCAAACTACCAACCACAGTTCCTTGAGGAGCGTATCGCAATAAAGATCCATCTGATAATAAAACTGGCTCTATACTTGATTGCAAAGAAATTTCTACTGATGTAGAATAAAAAACATCATTGTTTATTCTAAAATCTAAATTCTCATATTTAATGAATTTACTCATCAATTTATAGTATATGCAATCGTAGATATAATTGTAAAATCAACAGAATCTGGTTTTGTGCCATTTCCTTCACACAATCTATATTGAATTAATCGACCTGAAGAAAATGCTGTTGATCCGCTTATATTAGATTTGTTTTTTATTTGTATAATATTTGGATTTATAGTATTAAAATATGTCGCACCGATTATTCCACTTACAGGATAAGATACTGGATCAGATGGAGGACTAACGAAAAATCCAGTTACGAATTTTGTTGGAACTGCTGGGTTGTATGTCGGAGTGATTACTGATATTTCAAATCGATAATCGGCTGATAATGCATTTTGATCAGATGTAAATAAAGCAATTCTTTCAATAGATCCATCGTATGGAGTAATAGTAAATGGAGCATGATCAGAATTATTTCCGCTTGGAATAGAATCAGAATCAGGAACAATCGGACTAAAATAAATATCAGTACCAGTTACTCTTGTTTGATATGTTTGAATAAATTTACCCTTGGAATAACCTCCATTTGTAGTATAACTGCCATCGATATCTAAATTTCCAGCGCTAGTCAATTTAGCAACAACATCTGGACTTGCTCCAAAATAACCATTTTTCACAAAAACAAAACAATCATTATCATTTATTCCTAATGCGCCATCATTATATAAATTACCGATTGACCATTTTGGAGTGTTTATAGCGGCATCATAACGCGAAAAAGTAAGTAAACTATTTCTAGTAGGCGTCGGATCTAAAGATGCATCTTTATTTGCTGCAATAACTATTTGAGTAGTTCCTTGTATATTTGTGCTTTGAAATGATGCTACAGTATTTTCAGAGATTCCATCAGTAACAACATCTAATTGAAATTGAGGACCAGTAGTACCTAAACCAAAATTTCCTACAGCATCTATGATTGCATTGTTAGTCGATAAAACGGGATGTGGACCAATAAATGTTTTATTTACAGAAAGACCAAAGTAATTTATATTTGTAGCATTTCTTAAACTTAAAAATGTATTTGGTTTATTTGTTTGAAATCTACTAACTTGAGCAACAGTACCGCTTACATGCATTGTATAAGCAGGAATAATATGACCTATACCTATTTTAGGAGCAACTGAATCATTATCTATATATATTGCATTTTTACCTAAATTAAGATCGCCTATGTTATTAAAATTTAAAAATAAAGTTTCATCGTTTGCGCTTGTTTTTATTTCTGTATTGTATGGATCAAAAACCAAAGCGTTTCCTGAATTTTGAAATTCAATAAATTCACCACTAACTAAAAATTTATTAGTTAAAGCTCCAGTAGTACCATGAATTGCAAAATTACCGCTTTGATCAATCGCCATTAAATTAGTAAAACTAGCGCCAGCATTTATTGAAGATTCTAAATATAATTTTGTATCGTTTGGTTTTTTAGAAAATTGATAATAAACACTGGGATCTGTAATAGATATTCCAATTTTTCTAGCAGCAGCGCCACTAATTCTTATTTGACCTAAACCTAAAGTTGCGCCTGGAACATCAACAACATCTAATGAAACTCCTGGAGTTCTATCGTTTATTCCCACAAAACCATTTGATCCACTTACTGAGAGACCGATAGCTCCAGCAGATTCAAAAATCGTAAAACCATCGTTAGTTTGAGCCGTAAAGCCTGTAAAAGATTGAGACAATTCATCTCTGGTTATTTTATTATTTTGTGTGGAGGTTGAATTTGATATTAGGAAAATATCACTCGACTCAACACTTGTGTTTGGTTTTTCTGTTAAAGATGAAAGAGATACTCCCATATTAATTGTTTAAATAACCTTTATAACTAAGTTTTACACTTAAAACGTCGTCAGCACTTGAATTAAATTCTTGAGATACAAGTTTAAAATCATTAAATGATTGATTGAACATATTTATTCCAACACTTTTTCTGATAACAAATAGCACTTCATTGTCGTTTACAATTAAAGGTGAATTACCTACAGATAAGAAATCATCTTCAAAAACTGTTCCATTTATAGATATAGAAAAACTAGCATCATTATCATTATTCAATTGATCATATAATTTTTTAGCTTCATAATCATCTACTTCTAAATTAAAAGAAGCATCTATTTCAATAGGTAATTCTAATAATATTTCATAAGGAACATATGCAAAATTGGGTATAGGACCAGAAGGTCCAGATGGCCCACTAGAAGCAAATCCAGATGGTTGCAATAAATAAATTGGTTTTTTAGGACAATTTATATTATAATTAAATTGAGTTATTCTATTAGTAGGTGAGCCGCTACATGTTAAAATAATATCTTTTACTTGCGGCACACTTATATAAGGAGCGCCTATATTACCTGAAGCTGAGATAGTTTTACCTATATCACCAAAAACTTGTATATCAATAGAAGTTTGAGGAACTTCGCCTACAGAACAATCTAAACTTATACTATTAACACAACCAGTTTTAAATCCAAAAGATTTACCAAAATAATCAATACTTCCAGCGAACCTTTGAGCTTGTTTATCTGGTCTTTCACCAGTGAATCTTAAAAAAGGTTCGTTGTATAATAAATATTTATTTATGCTAAAAGAAGCACTTGGAACTTCTGCCATTACTTGTTTATTATAACCAACACCTATCGTATTAATAGGACCATAATTTATCGAATAATTACCTTGTATAGATAATATACCAGAAATAGCATTACTATTTAAGTAAAATCTATTTTCGTAATTTAGTGTTGAATTTTTCATTAAACAGGTCTACGAGTTCCAGCTAATACGCCGCCAAATCTTTGTTGTTGTTTTATCACATCTAATACTGTTTCATATACTTTAGAATTCAAATTATTAGATAATTCTACATCTTGTTGTTTATAACTTGTTGAATCTGCTCCCATTTGTATAGTACCGTCTCTATTTACTGTTGTATTAAAATTGAATGAATTAGTTGCATTGTTATTATTTACTGTATTAGAATTGTTAGAAGAACCACCGTACATTCCTCCATTTTGCATACCAACACCATATTTTTTAATAATTGGTGAGCTATATAATCCACCTTCTGCATAAGCTGGAATTATGTCTGATAAACGAGAACCATACGATGATGAGTTACTGCTTTTTTGAAAACTTTTACCAGTAAATAATCCTCCTGTTTGACCTCCTGTTCCTATAGCTAGAGATGTATTTCTAGAAGATCCAACTCCATATCCTAAATAATCAGGTTTATCAACTCCAGGGCCTTTTGGCGCGGCACTTCCGCCCATACCAGTATCAGTATTAAATTTACCAGCAGCTTTCATTAGCCCAAATGAAGCCGCCATTCCAACTATTGACCCCACAATACCAGCAATCATTTTTCTTCTTTCAGCGGCTTTGCGTCTTTTTTCTGCTTGTTTAGCTCTTTGTTCATCTCTTAATTCATTGTATAACTTACTATTTTCTAAACCAAAAGTTGTCATACCTTCTTCCATAGATTTTAAATCAGTCAACTCTGTTGCAAAAGAACCTCCAGAAGCAAAACGAGGAGCCATTGAAAAATTCAATTTATCTAATTCGCTTGGGCCACCCATAGCCATTACTGCTTTTCTATTCAATACATATTCGCCGTTCTCAAGTAATGCTGGATATTTATCTCCAGAACCTGTTCCAGAAATATACATACCAGATTGAGCGCGAATCACTCCACCTTTTTGAGTTTTAACTGGCACTGATCCAGCGGCACCAGCCATATTGAATCCCATCGATCCCAACATTGAATAAACCGCCGATTGCATCATAGCGGTACTTATAGCATCTAAAAAGTTACCAGCTATACCCATTAAAGCTTCACCTAAATTATCGCTTTCTCTTATTGCTGCTTTTATGCCATTTACAAGACCATCAGCAAACATTCTTGGCAGATCTCCACCTAGTTTTAATAAAATTTCTTCTCCTTCGTATTTAAGGTTACGAAAACTAGTTTTAAATCTTCCTGCAAAAGAATTATTGGTTCTAATAATTTTTTTATCGAATTCTACTTGTTCATTTACATCGGCTCTGCTAATATCTAGAGCTTCTTTTCTTAATTTAATCTGTTCTTGAAAACGACTAATAGTATTTGATAATGCTATTGCTCCTGCTTCATCAGCTTTCTGTCGCTCTTCTGTTAAGAATGCCATTTGTTTATCTCTGTCCATCTTATTAAAATTTGCCTTAGACATTCTATCAGCAAAAGCGTCTACTGTAGCTGTTGAAGTGTTGCCTGATCTATAAGCAGCAATAGATGCTTGAGTTCTTTTATACGCTTCGAATTTAGTTAATTGTTCTGGAGAATAAGATTGAGCTTTTCGTATTTGCTCTAAAACGTTAACACCAGGATTTACTTCTTGCTGCATATAAGATCCGCTCGTAATCATAACGTCTAATTCGTCCTTGCTTTTTCCTATATAAGGATTATTTTGCATTTCTTTAAAAACCTCTTCTCCACCTAAATCATCTAACAAAGTTTTTGCCGCAAATCTTTCAATGACTTCTGATAAATTATATAAAGCTGTTGTATTTTCACGTTCAGCGGCTAATTCCAACATTCTTTGTTGAATTTCAGCATTTATGTTTGCATCTTCCATAGCTCTTTCTTTTTTCAATATTTGTTCTTGTATTTTAAACTGTCTTTCGGATCTTTCTGATACACCGAGACCAGCAACTTTAGCAGGATCTTGTAAAGTTCTTTTAAGGCGATTTATGTCTCTTGTTCCTTCGGCCTTACTTACATCTAAATTATTAGCTATACTTGCGGACATGTTTTTCATGCTTTCCATGCGCATGAAATTTGCATTATCTACTTTAGCTCTTTCTACTGATAAAGTTTTTGTTGCTTCTAATTGAGCTTTTTCTAAAATTTGATTTACTTGAAATAATTTTTCAGCATTAATCATTCTCTGATTGAACTGATCTCCTTCTAATCTAGCCAACTCAATAGCTGCATCATATTCTTGTTTCTTAGCTTTATTTGTAAAAAATTCTTGAGTGTTGTAAAGATCACTTAAAGAATTTTGAAATTTAGCGACTATTCTTTTTAAATAAGTTTGATCGCTCCCTGCTCCACCTGTAGCAGCTATTTCATTTTGAACTGCGCCTACAGTTTCGATTAAGCTACCAACTTTATCTTTATCTGAAAAATCAAAGTTTGAAAGATCAATATTTTTTTCTTTTAAACCTCTTCTTAAACTTACTGCTTGACTTTCAGCTGTTAATCCTGATGTTTTAGTTCGTTCAATTAATTTTCCCGTCAAAGCTCTACTTACTTCGTCACTTGATAAACCTGACAAATCTCCCGATTTTACTTTATCATATATATCTGATTGATAAAATTTAGCAGACTGTTCGGATTGCAAGCTTACTTCTTTAAATAATTTTGTTATATTTTCTTCTCTTGTTTTTTGAAAATCATTTCGTTCTTTTTGTTGACTCAATCTGAAATTTTCAGCAGAAATTTGCTGTTTTGCAATAGCATCATCATATTTTCTTTGTGCGGCAAATTGAGTAAAGCCTAATTTTTTTGGACCTTCTGGTAAAGAATTCATTACAAAACTTTCAATCGATTCAGAAAAATTAGTAGTAAATTCATTTATTGCCGAATTTACCCTGTTAATTTGTGAATCTTTTTCTAAAGCTATTGCCGCTTGCAATGATAAAGTTTTGATAGAATTTTCTATTTTTCCAAAAATTTCAGCAAATCCTTGTAAAGCGGCGTTTCTAACTTTTTGAATAGCATTGTTAGAAGCCTCTAATTTACCCATTTTTTCAAGACCTCTTCCGATTGCTTCTCCACTTTTACCGAATAGTAAATCTACTGCTCTTTGAACTTCTTGCTGATATCTTGCAAAATCATTCTCTTTTAGATCTGGAAATAATTCATCAGTAAATTTTTTAGCAAAATTTTGTTGAGCAATAGCTATTTGAGCGGCATTCTCTCTGAGACCTGGAACATTGAGTTTTACTCTGCTACTTTTGAATCTTTTTACACTTGCAATTAAATCTTCATTAGTGCCAGCTTTCATAAGTTCAATCACTTGCGGATCTTTAAATAGCGAAGATGATTTGAATAACTCAGCAGCCACCTCTGAAGGTTCTTTAACACCTAATTCAGCAGTTGTTTTTCCACCCGCAAAAGTTGTAGCAAAAAATCCACCGCCTTGTTGTAAATTACTCAAAGCAGATTTACCGGCTGCTGTTCTACTCAATTGATCATTATATTTCTTCAGTTCATCTTGTAGTTTATTTACATTACCGCCAGTGCTAGCAAAAATTTGAGCTAGATTAACATCTTTAATTTCATTAAAACTAAGTGCTAAATTTCTAGTTGCATCTTCAATATCTTTACTTGAAGCTCCACTAGCTATTAAATCATTTAATTTTTTCTGACTATCAACATAACCAGAAGCAGCTTGAGAATTAGCTTGTTGTTTTTTTAAAAATTCTTGATCAATTTCCGCTAATTCAGATAACGATAAACTAGCTGCATCTATTGCGCTAACTAAACCAACCAAACCTCCAATAGCACCACCTATCAATGCTCCTTGAGGACCAAAAGCTGCACCAATACCCGCGCCAGTTGTTACAGCACTCAATCCAGTGCTTATAAGGGCTTGACCTTGACGTTCACCAGATGTCATTTCTGTACGTTTTTTATTACCAAAAACGGCTTGTTCTACAAATCCAGCAATCATTGGTCCAGCAATAGATATAGCTGTGCTAGCAGATGATAAACCTTTTGCAAACTTACCTTGTTGTTGCTTTATCTGATTACTGGCAGCAGTCATCGCCTTACTCAATTCAGCGCCAGAAAGACCACCTGCTTTTAAAGCGTTTTCTAATTTTAACATTTCTGATTTTATCAATTTATTTCTTCCAAACGCAGATTCAAAAAAGCTTAAATTTTCTTCTGCTGCTTGAACTGCATTTATAAAATCAGAAATAGCTCGGTCTATATCGTCATTACTAAATGCTGGTGTTGGAGGAGATGGATTTGATGCTGGTCCTGTTGGAGGCACAGAAGAACTAGCTGCAGAGGATCCTCTCCTTTTTCTACTTTTTCCTTTTTTTCCGAAATTAGGCACAAACCCTTTACTCATCAACCCCGCAGCTTTCTGTCCTCTCATTGAATCGCTCATCGCATTTGCTAATCCACCATGATCGGCAATCGCGGAACTAAATGTTGGCTGACTGCTGTTTCTAATATGAGGAAAAGGTTTAGTATCAAATATGGCTTTATTGCCACTCATGTTTTCTTCTAAACTCATTACTGCTTGTTTATATGCAAAATTAGGAATAAAACCTTTATTAAAATCATTTACAGGGAAAGGTCCAGGATGTTGTTCGTGAAATGTTCTATAAGCAGAAAATGTTTTTGGTATAACTGGGCGGTTTTTTTGTCGATTAGCAAATCTTGATTTTAATTCATTTTTTACTGTTCTTATATATGGATGCTTGTTTTCAAAAAGATTATCCGGCAATATTGATTGCAGAAATGATTTATAAAATATAATTTTTCCACTATTTTTATCATAACTGCCTTTCAAATAAGTATTTGCATATTTAGGGTGTAATAACTCTTCATGAGTTAAGTTTTCTCCAAAGTGTTTGGCTACAATTTCGCGATGAAATTTATCTTCTCCCGTTGCATATCTTTCATTTTTTAAATCGATTACGAATTGTATTAGATCTGATGATATTGCTCCTCTTTTTCCTAATTCTGTGGTCATTTTATCCAATGCACCATCATTATAGTTAAAATTAGGAATAAAACCTTTACTATCTGTAAATCTAGAATTTTTGCCTATAAAATTGCTGAAATTAAAACCAAATATTCCATCAAACATTGCTCTTTTAATTGGATTCTGTAACCAATCATTCAATTCTTTTACAGATTTACCTTTGATATAATCAATGACTGATTTGGGAAGTTTTTTTCCCATTATTTCTCCAGTAGATATTATTGAGTTTTTAGAAAAAATCTTATCAGGAACTGATGATTCTGCGCCAAATTTTTTAAGGAATTCTTCTATCTCTAGTTTAGAAAAACCGCTTGTGCCTTCCTTTATTCTTCCTAAAGTTTCTAATACATAGTTTCGATCAACACCAAAATTAGGAATAAAACCTTTTGAAGAATTAAGAGAAAAATCTGATTTAGCTCTTCCCAACTTTAATTCACGCTTAAGAAAGTTTTCAATACCTCCATACATTTGTAATTCTTTTGGGCTTACGCCGCCAAATGGAGCATAAGATTGATTTTTTAGATTATAAATTGCTGTATAAATTCCCTTTCTTAATTGAGCTTTATAACCACCTCCAATATCAACGAGGTCTAAATTATTTATCATCTTTTCTGTTTCAGCAATATTTGTACCCGCCATAGTACCTGCTACATCTTCAACTGGAGAAAAAGCTGATTCAGGCACACCTTTTGATATAAATGCTCGTTTTAAAGTATCCGATATTGGTTGTCTAGTTTGTAATAATAATTTATTATTATGAATAGCATATTTTATTGCGCCTTTAGTAGAACCTTCAATTTCATCCCAAGCATCTGAATGGTATAAAGCATTATATATTCTACCATCTTGAAAAGCATAACCCTTCATTATAGGTGAAGCAAAATTAGGTATAAAACCACCATATGTGGTATTTTTCTTAGCTTCGTATCTTCTTAATAAACCATCAGTAACTTTTGTGAGTTTTGCGCTTATTGTTGAATCAACATTCGAATATTTATCTTTAACAATTGATGCAACAGCCATTTCAAATTCACTGAAATTTGCACCAGGATTTTTACCAGTAGGATCAATAAATTTTGGTCTATTTGATATAGCAATCATTGAGCTAACTTTTTTAGCTAATTCTGGATTTTCTTTTTTGAGATTTTCAAGTTTTTTATTCATGAATCCAATAACAGATCCAGAAATATTTTTAAAATCTTGCTTCAATTCAATCATACTATATGAACCATCAGCAAGTTTATATAATAAATCAAAATCATTCTCATTTGATATATCGCTTACGGGTTTATTTTTGAATCCAACTTCTGCTGGTCTTATTACTTTTTTTGAACCTAAAGCTATATTCAATGCAGATCTTACAAAATCTTCATGCAAGTAAGATAGCATAGCGGAATTTCCCTTTTTTGCATATTCGTGATTTAAACCTCTTCCATAAGTAGGAAAATCCCCCATCTTGAAAACATCTGTATCACCAGCAACATTTTTATATTTACTAGAATATTTTTTGAACCAAGGGATGCTTGCAGTAGTCATTGGAACAGCAAAATTAGGAATAAAACCGGAAGCATTAAAAGCAGTTCCAGTTGGAGTAATTAAATCATAATTACCTGTAAAAATACGATCATTTTTAGTATTATTATACGTTCCTGTTATTGTTGATAAATGTTGTAAAATAGCTTTATCCAAAATATCTTTAATTGAAACTGCTTTTCTGGTTCTTACTTCAGCGAATCTTCCATCATCAGTCTTAAAATCAAAATATTGATTACCGCTTGTTGGTTTATATCCATGATCTTTTAATTCTTTATAAGCTTCTGCTTCTCCTAATAATCCTTGAACTTGATTTATTGCATAAGAATATCCACTTGTTTTGTTTATATTTTTTAAACCAGTCTCTGTTCTTGCTAAACCCGTAGGATCAACTTGATCTTCATATTTATTTACAAAAGCTTGCAATTTTTCTGGTTGATAAGCAAGTCCAGATAATTCGCCTGTTCTATTTTGTTTTTTTAAATATATTTCTTTGACTACATCTCGCGCTTCTTTTCTAATCGCATCAATACTTATGTTAAGTTGTTTTTTATTTATGTCTGCTACAAAAAAATCAAAAAATTTTGGACCAACATTAGTTTTACTAGTAACAAGTGGATTATTTCTGATTTTAACTCGATCAGACCATTCTTTAGATGTTTCTGTTCCAGTAGATGTCAATCCAAAATTAGGAATAAATCCTCTAAACATATATGGATCAACACCTGTTCTATTTATTGATTTTTGTCTGTGTGCGCGACCTGCCTTGGAATTAGCAGGAGGATTAATAAAAGGTTGAGCGAAACCGGGAACATATTTTACATCTTCAGCGGTATTCATTACTCCACCAACCGGCGAAGGAACTACTCTGCCGGGACTATAGCCACCAGCTTTTGCGCCAACTACTTCTGCTAATTTTGTCGCAGTGGGAACGTAACCGCCAGCGCGAGTAACTTGTAATCCGCGAGAACCAGCTACTTTAACTCCTTGACCAGACAATTGAGGAGCTAATTGTTTTGCTAATGTTACTTGTCGTTGATATTCAGCAGTTTGCGCTCTTGCTGTTTGCAGCAACAAGTTCGCTTGTGCTACTTGATTTCCAGTTAATCCATCAAGAGCTTGCGCAACAGTTCCTTGTTGCGCCATAATTTGCAAAATAGCCGATTCAATATTTTTTCTATTTTGTGTTTCTGTCGTAATACCAGCAATCTGAGGTAAAGCTTGACTAAGAAATGAAAAAGAGTTTTGTATTAATTTAAAAAGCGTAAAGAAAGCAGCAATAGCACCGGGACCAGCTATCACATTTCTGATACCTTTCAATAAACCATTTGCAAATGTTGAACCGATGCCTTCGCCTTCAAGAATTTCATTCATGCTCTCGACAAGAGACTTCAATTGTTCTGTGCCGTATCTTGCCAAAGGTTCAAAAGTAACTTTACCAATATTATTGGCTAATTGTTGAGCAGATGTTGCTGTTTGACTTAATAATGCGTCAAGTGTTTTATTTAATTTAGCTGTTGCAATTTCTGCTTCATTTGTTGCGCTTGCGCCACGTTGTAATGCGCCAGCATATACTCCTTGAGATTGATTTAAATCATTGACAATTGCTTTAAGAATGTTGACTTGATAAACACCGGCAACTTGTTCAGACAATTGCGCTCTTTGTGCGTCAGCTAAATTTTTATATGCGCCAGCAAAGTTTTCAAGAATAGTAACTGCTGGTAAAATATTTCCCTGTACATCTCTAACAGAGATATTGAATGCTTCTAACTGATCAAGAGTATCTGTACGTTGTAAACGAGTAAAAATTGTTTTTAATGCGTTACCAATTACTGCACCGCCTCTAGCTGTACTTTGTTGAGCAGCTGTTACTAATGCGTTCAATTGATCTAAGCTAACACCAGCTTCTTGTGCTGCTTGACCTGTACGAGACAACGCTTCAGCAAGATCACCAGCACCAACAGCAAAGTCTTGTTCAACAGCAACAAGTTTATTTAAAATCTGAGTTGTAGTAATTCCAGTTGCAGCAAAACCGTTTACAGTAGAAGTTAAAGCATCAACAGCATTTGCTGTTCCTATTCCAGCTAATCTTGTTAATGTAAGAGCGTCTTTTGTTCTTTGTAAGGTTTCTTCAGCTTTTAAACCTTGACGAGAAAACTCAAGAGCGGCTTTACTAGCATCATCAAATGATGAAGCCGTTTGTTTACTTACGTTGAATAATTCTGTGCTGAATTTTTGTAACTGACTTGTACTTAATCCGAATACACGATTAATATCAGCAAGATTTTTTTCAACATCAATGGTTACACTAGCTAATTCTTTGAAACTACGAATAACACCACCAAGAACAGCAGTAGATGCACCGAATGCAATAACGCGAGCATTAGAAGCCGCCAATGCCGCTTCAAAATCTTTAACATCTCCAGTTATTCTTCCTAATGGTTGAGAAAAAGCTCTGGCATTAATTTGAAGATTTATTGGATTATTCTGCGCAAATCTTTGATTATATGCTTGTACACCAGCTTGAATAGAAGCTACTAATGCTGCTTGATTCGCCGCGACATTGATTTGTACTGACATATCTTTATTTACACACTATTTTTTATGATTATCCAAATATTTTCATCATATCCTCCATACTTAACGAACCACCTTTCTTTTTAGCTTCTTCTGATAAAGATAATGTTTTTTGACCTTTTGCTTTTAATCCTACATATTCAAGATCTTCTGACGTTGCGCCAACAATGGAAGAAGCTTGATTTTCTTTATTGTTTTTATTTTCGATTACTTTTTTGGCATTTTCGTTAGCGTTAACATAATCTATGATTTTATCAGGATCATTTTTAATTTCTTGAGGCATTTTGTCATTTTGCTGAAAAACGTTCTTAAAAAATCTTGCATAAATTAGTAATTTTACCTGATTATAAGTAAGCTCGCATACTGATTTTCCAAAAAATTCACTTGGATTTTCAGCAAATGGCATATATAAATTAAAAAAATCTTGCAAAACTAAATGTTGAATAGTATTGTCGTTTATATTTTTGTATATTTCAGCGTATTGTTTTATAATTGTGCTTAACGTTTCAGCATCAATATCGTCGAACTCTTCTTCTAAATAAGCTGGATTGGACAATTGTTTATCTTTATGTAAACATTTGAGAATATAATAATCATTAACACGTTCTTCGGCATAACTTTCAGCAGTACGTTGAAAAAAAGATGCTCGCGTATTTTTTAAATCGTTTAATCGTTTTTGCGCTGATTCTATATCAGCATTTACTCTCATTATTTCTGATTTAAGATACAATGATTTTTTTTGTTTATGAAAATTATCTATTATATCTTCTTCTTGTTTAATCAAAGATTCTTGGCTTTTTGTCCATTGTTTTTCATCTATAAGACGTTTTAATGTTTCATCATTTGTTGGAACGCCGCGATTCTTAGCTTCTTCAAAATAATGATCGTATATTTGATCAATATCGACTTGATCTTCCAAAGACAAATGTTTTAAATAAAAAAGATTCTCTAAAACTTTAATCTCAGAGAATCCATTTTTTATATCCCTAAAAGCTTTTTTGTATTTACTCTGTTGGGATTGTTCCATCTATTTCTCCAATAATTCTATCGAATTCTTCCTTTTCGGTGTTGCTTGTAAAGAACCAATAGCTAATAATACTAGCTAGTTTACTATAGCACTTTTCATATATTTCGTTCTTATTTTCTTCATACTCAAACATTGCCGCCTCTTTGGTCTCAAAATTCTTACCGGGAAACAGCCATTCAAATTCAGCATTTTTCTTACTATTATCTTTAAACTGAGTAAGATTAAGAACATACCATAGAATAGCTCTGTTCTGCGCTTTGATATCAGCAGTATGATTAAAAAGAGTCATGTAACTGGTTTCTTTTTCGATCAACGTTTTACGCCTCTGAAGAATTTCTGAAGTAACTTTTTCAATTTTTTGATTATAATCTTCATCGCGTTCAGATTCAGGTTTTAGATTTAATATAGTTAATCGACTTTGCAAATCTCCGATTTCTGATGCGGCAGAAACCATTGTTTTAGCATCTGTATCGCTAATCAAACCACCAGTATCGCTATATTTATTTAATAACATTGCTTTCGTTAAAATGCCATTTCTTATGCACTTACTCATTTCTATGCTAAATTCCATATCTGCTTCTTGCATTTGTTTTCTATTTGGCAATAAAATATTAATCTCTACAGGAATTTGTTTTTTAACTTTTTCCTTGTATGTGCGCGTGACTTGCTCGCCTTGCTCATTTGTTATCGTTTCAGTCTTATCTTCTTCTACATCAGCGATCTTGAGAATATTGAAACTATATAGGGACTTTGACATAATTTATTTATACTAATATATATTCTATAGTTTTTCAACCAGTGTAAACTTATATATGGCTACGAATCTTATATCAGCTTCAGAAAGAACTGCTCTTAATGCAGTTATTGATGATGTTCATGAGACTTTTGCTAGCGAAATAACTGTATTTAAAGAGGCTTCTCAAGTTGTGATAATTACAGACCCTAATTTTAATCCATTATATAATACGGCTAATCAAACTACTTCATATATAAATACACCAGTTTATAGAACATTTAAAGCTAGAATACATTATAATGATGATATTAATAAAAAATATTGGAGCGAAACGAATTTGGCATCTCAAATTAAGCTTGAAGCAGTAGTTGGCACTGTAAGAATTAAAATTAAATCAGAAGATTATGATTATATCAAAGATGGTCGTCGATTTGATATTGATGGCAAAAGATATGTTTTAAATTCGACATTTAGACCGCATGGTCTATTCGATAATAAATATTATACTCTTTATTTAAAACCTGATTCCTAAATTATATGAATCCAAAATGGATCGACATGTTCCGACAATTGCAAAAAGATAACGAATATCAAAAAATAGTAAAATCTTCTATAGAACAGCAATTTGGAAAAATAAAACAAAAATACATACAAGAATTTGCGAATCATCCAATAACGCAAGAAATAAAAGGCGGCATTTCTGCTACTAATTTATCTGGAACGTTAAATGGAATAACAAATTTATATTCTTTTATAGGATTTAATGAAGGAAGCGATCCAATCAAACCAATAGAAGACTTGTTAGAAAAATCTAATTATAGAATAATTTATAGCTCAAACGGTGTTGAAAGCACAGTTATATTCGATATACCAACTGCGGCTCAAATATTCAACGTAACTCCCATGCCTTGGGCATTGGGCAGAAGCTGGGCCAGAGGCATTGAAACGGGAATTTCAGGATTAGGATATTATTTGAAAAAGAAAAAAAATAGTCGATCTGGATTCGGTGTACAAAGTTCGACTAATCAAGTAAGAATCGGCGCATCATTTAAAAACACTAGATATATATCAGATTTTATAAACAGATTTGCAAAAGAATTACAAAGTTTAAATAATTTAAAAATATGAAACCAGCATTTTCTCATAATTTAGTCAACAGTTTCTTTTTATGGTTTGACAACTATTTAATGAAAAAAGGTGATGCACATAAAACTTACACAACAAAACTTTATAATTATAGTGATGCTAGACTTGGTGGAAACAAAGTAGTTTATGGTTCACCATATAAACAATGGGTATATGATAAAAATATAACTGGCGCAACAATTCCAACCGGTCTAACAATTAATGGATCTTTTGTACCAACAGGCACAAGCGGAATGATGTTTGACTTTGATAATGGGCGAGTTATTTTTAATAGCGGCGTTTCAACTGGATTAAACATTACAGGTACATATTGCGTAAAAGAAATTAATAGTTATGTCACTGATCAACCAGAAGATAAATTAATAATTGAAAATAAATATGTTACAAATAGTAGATTCACAGTAAGTGAAAATTACATTCCTCCATATAATCCAGTAACACCATGTATTTTTGCTTCAATGGAAACAGCAAATAATACAGCATTTGCTTTTGGTGGTGAAGATGAAACTAAATGTATAATAAAAGTTGTAGCTTTTTGTGAAAATTTATATCAATTAGATGGTGTATTAAGTGTATTTGGCGACTCATATAATGAAGTTTTTAGCCTTATTCCAATGACAGGTCATCCATTAGGAGAATTTAACGAAATAAAAACAGGCGTTTATCCTACTGGTTATAACTATCAAAATTTAAGCTCGCAATATGAATCACAAAAACTATTTATTTCTTATGTTGAAAGCTCTAAAATACGAGATAATGTTCTCAGAGAATTAAATCCAACATTACATATAGGATTCTTGGACTTTGAAATAAAAACTTATCGTTATCCAAGATTATAAAATTTCCCAAAACAAAATAATCACTGTAAAAAATTATAACATTTATAACAATAAAATCATATGGCAAGAAATCGTGTAATATATCAAAGTCAAGCTTTATTTATCGCTCCTAGCTCTACTGGAGTACAAGTAAGTGGAGTTACAGCAGAAGGATCTGGCCCAACAGCAACGCCATTTTTACCAACAGATACTGGATCATTAGGTTCAGGTATTTCACTTCTGAAAAAACTTGATCGTATTCAAAGTTGTAATTTCAATTTTACAATCAATAGACAAGATATCAATGAATTTGGTAAACTTGCTCGTATTGACTCAATTGTCATGGAAGCTCCAACAGTTGGACTTGATTTCAGTTATTATGTAACTGATGGATACAATGAAAGATTGATGGGATTCAATATAACTGGCGTAACTGATACTAATCTTGCTAATGGCGCACAAGCTATTTCTGGTTTATTAGCAGATCTTCAAGGTAATAACTATTATATTCTTACTGTAGATGAAGGCGAAGACGTAGTTGGCGGAACTCTAACACCAAGTTCAACAATAGTTGGTATCGGAAACGGATTTATAAGTGAATATAGTTTTGAAGCTAGTGTAGGAGCTATTCCAACTGCAAGTGTAACAGTCGAAGCTTTCAATATCAAATCTGATGCTAGTGAAACTCCAATTACAGTTGCTGCCAGCATACCTTCTAGTCCAGTAGGTGCTACAATTGTTACAATAACCGGAAATAGTCCAGCAATTGATTTATTTGCCCAACCTGCAACAAAACTAACTGACGTAGCAAAAGCTTATAAACTAGATCATAGTAGAGCATTTACTGGAGCGCCATATACTACAGCTGCTGGTGTTAATTTCACTGGATTTACAACTGGAGTAAGTTCTATTAGCGCATTGCGTCCTGGTGATATTGTTCTTTCTCTTGGAACTAGTCGCGGTCTGACAAATCTTTCTACCGCTCATATTCAATCATTTAATTTCACTTTACCGTTGAGCAGAACAATTCTACAACGTCTTGGCAATACATTCGGATTCGCAAGAGTTGTTGATGTTCCTATTAATATGGATGTAACAGTTAGTGCAATTGTTTCTGAGCTACAAGATAAGAATCTATTTGACGCTCTTGTTTCTCAAAAGAACGATCTATCAATCACATTGAAAGATAGCAATGGCACTCAAAAAATTAACTATCTAATTAAAGAAGCTATTCTACAATCAGAAACATATTCTGAAAATCTTGGAGATAATCAAACTGTAGATCTAACTTATACAGTTCAAATTGGTGGTGCAAATGATACTACTGCTGGATTGTTTATGTCTGGTAGTTATCAAAACTATTTAGATTCTATCACTTCTGGCTTCTATAAGCTTGGAACTGGTAAACTAGGTTAATAATTACAAATAAAAAACCCCAGTCGAAAGACTGGGGTTTTTTTATTTATGGATTTCCATATCCATATGGATAATAAAAATAACCTGATCCAGTAAATATTGGCGAACCATCTTCGCCAGCCACTTGCACAGGAGCAGCGCGATAAATATTATAACTGCTTACCAATTTCTCCATTTCATCTCGCGCATCATTAGCTAAACCTCGATAAGTTTTTGCAAGTTCATTTTTATTTGTGCGAGTAATAGATGTATCACCTTCGCGTAAAGTAACAAAGTCTACAGCAGAATCAACTCCTCGTAATACTTGACGAGTCTTTTTAGTATAAAACTCGTATAAATACATTTGTTTGTATATAGCTCTTTCTTCTTGTTGAAAAGTTCCAGTTGGCAAAAACTTACCACTTTCGACACAATATTGAGTATAAATTTTTGTATTTAACATACCAACATTGTTTGCCAACCATCCTGAAATATAATAAAATTGAGCATAACCACTATCATACTCAAATTCATTTGCGAAAATTTCATCAGCTAAATCATGCACACTATAAGCGACCATATATATACTTTACACTTTTTTATTAAGTTTATGAACTAATTCGTTATATATGATTTTAGAATAATATCTGCTATTCTTTATCTTCACCTCAAAATTAAAATTTACAGGTTTTTCAAAAATTTTGTTTGTATCATCATATTTTGACATATCAATAGTGTTCACAAAAACAGTATAATCAGCATTAAAATCTTGTCTAGTTTTTTCTAACGGACAGATAAAATCACATATAATAATATCATTGTATTGACCATATAAATTAGCAAGATCTTTCATGCGTTTAGCCTGACGTTTTCTACCTAAATTTGAAAAATCCCAATCATTAAATCTTTGTCTTATATCATCAGCATTCAGCCAATAACATTGGTAATTTACATTTAATAAATGATATAAATCTGCCGCTAATGTTGTTTTTCCAGATCCTGGCAATCCCATGATAAGTATCTTTAAAAACGAATTATCTGGCATAATATATGGTATGGTTGAAAAGGTATTTTTTCAATGTTCGTTGCCTCGGGCTGGTTCAACATTATTACAAAATGTATTGGCGCAAAATCCTGATTTTTATGCTACACCAACGAGTGGATTGATTGAAATATTTCTTAATGCAAGAAATATCTATTCAAACAACATTGAGTTCAAAGCTCAAGACATCAATGTAGTAGAGCCAGCATTCAAAGCTCTTTGCAAAGAAGGTATGCTTGCATACTTTAATGCTATTACTGATAAAAAGTATGTAATTGATAAAAGCAGAGGTTGGAGTGTAACTTATGACTTTTTAAATTGGTATTATCCAGATCCCAAAGTAATTGTCATGGTGCGTGATTTAAGAGCGGTTGTAGCTAGTATGGAAAAGAAGTGGAGACAACATCAAAACATAGATGCCGGTCTACAAAATTGGAATGAACTTCGGAACACTACTGTAGACAAAAGAATAGATTATTTCTTATTACAAGCTCCACCACTTGCTGTAAGTATGGATGTATTGTATGATACTTTGATGCGTAAGTTGAGCAAAAAATGTTTGTTTATTAAGTTCGAAAACTTTGCTTCTAATCCGCAACGTGAAATGCAACGAGTATATGAGTTTTTAGAGTTGCCATTTTATCAACACGATTTTAATAATGTAGAACAAAAGACCTTTGAAAATGATCGCATGCATATTCCTTTTGGCGATCACGCTATTCAAAAAGTAATAAAACCAGTTCCAAATGATTATATCGATATTCTCGGAAAACAAAACTGCGATAATATTTACAACAAATTTCCTTGGTTTTATAAAGCATTTAATTATGATTATTAATTCCTAAAAATATTAAAACAGTGTAAAAGTTTATACAAAATATGAGCAGTCCAGTATTTCCTATTATCAATCTACCAAGTGCTGTAGAAATTCAACAAGCTGCTAACAGCAGTCAAATCGAAATCCTTCAAACGACAGACGATCCAGTTGGAAAGACTGTGAAGAGTTTGGTAAAGATATCAACAACTCCATATGCCCACAACTGGTACACAGTATGGTCTGGAGACACATATGATCAAGCTGGTCAATGGACAGATGCTCAACTATCTGCCGCTGTTGTAGCTCTAGTTATGGCAGAATATCCTCCCGCTTTGACACGATAATAAGTCTAGAAATAATATTTAAACAATGTAAAATACCTCAAGGACGTAATGTTCTTGAGGTTTTATGGCTGAAAAAACAAAAGTATTAATTGGAACTCCATCATACGACGGCAAACTTGATGTTTATTATATTGACTCGCTTTTAAATACTTTATCTACAGCAGAAAAAAATAATATAGACGTTTATCCATTGTTTATCTGTTACGACTCGCTAATACAACGTGCGCGAAATGATTTATTTAAAGCCGCGCATGATAATAATATAGATATTTTATTTTTTATTGATGGTGATATTGGTTGGAACCCTCAAGATTTTTATAAGCTAGTTCATAGCGATAAAGACATAATTGGCGGCAGTTACCGCAAGAAAACAGATAACGAAGAATTATATGTTGTTAAAGCTCTTGATAAAGATAATTCTAAATTGAATTTAAATGTAGATGAAAATGGTATTCTTGAAGTTGCAGGATTAGGTTGCGGATTTATGAAGATTTCTCGCAAAGCAATAAATGCATTATGGGATATTTCAAAGCCATACACTTCAGAGAAAGGCGATGCGAGAATGGTGTTTGAAGTTGTCTGCGAAGATAATGATTTGATTAGTGAAGATATTTATATGTGCAAGAAGTGGCGTAATCTTGGCAACAGCGTTTATCTTGATACGAAAATAACCTGCTCACATACAGGCACGAAAACGTTTTTTGGAGATGTTGGAAAGTGGATCAATTCTTTCAGAAAAACTGAAACATATGATTCACAATCACCAACTGATATTGCTAAATATTTCTCTAAAGCAGATAATGATGATGATTTCAAAGTTATTGTATGACGGATATTTATGCAGACGTTATTCTTTTTGATAGCATAGGATCTCCATACGATGGAAATACCATGCATCAATCAGGCATGGGCGGCAGCGAGTTTCAAGCTATTTTACTTCTTGAAGAATTAGTTAAAGAAGGATATAAAGTTATATGTTTAAATAATTATAATACAGAATCTTTTGTAAATGGAGTATTATATGCGCCAAATACTTATACTAATAAATACAAATTTAAATGCAATAACCTGATTATTCATAGATACAGCGACGTTCCTAAAATTGCTCATAAAAAAGCGTTTGTATGGGCTACAGATTTAAATGGCGTACATAATTTGAAATTCTACAAACTATTTGAAGAAAAGAAATTGACATTAGTTACGCTTAGTCAATTTCAAAACGATTTGTTTCCTAAATTCTGGGACAAACACGTTATTTATTTCATAATACCAGATTGGGTATACGAATATTCTATACCAGATAATAAGAAAAATTTTATATATGCTAGTAGTTTAATGAAAGGATATAATTCTACATTATCTATGTGGAAATATCTCAAAGATCAAAAAATACTCAGTAACACAGATATATTAAACGTATGTTTGCCGGGATATGATAATCCACTTCAAGATATAAGCGACAAAAATTATGGAGTCAATTATTTAGGCACTCTTAAATTCAAAGAAGTAGTTGAGCTGATGGCAAAATGTCGCGGCATGTTTTATGTAAATACGATGCCCGAGACTTTTGGAATAAGCGTTGTGTTGGCTGATATATTAAAAACTACTTCATTTGTTTTTGGTATAAATGGACTAGGTAGTTTGCCCGAATTAGTAAACAATAAAAATCTTACCACTGATATGCAAGAATATATAAACATGTTTAAAAATTATTCAACAAAAGATTCTACGCCAAGGAACTTTCGCCCAAAGATGGTTATAAAATGGTGGAAGAAGATATTAGTTTAAGGTTTGATAAACAATAAACTTTCGGCAATGAATTCATTCTTGTTGTTCACAACTGTTTCAACAGGCATAATATAATCAAATTTTAGATCAGACATTTTCTTTAATATTTGATCTTTAGTGCAGCCGCCTTCATTATAATTATCGCAAGAAACTTCAGTAATAACGACTTTGGCATTTTTAAAAGTATTCATGCCGCCTTCAATGATATCTAACTCACTGCCTTGAGTATCAATTTTTATAAGATCGTAAACATCTTTGATGCAATCATCTAATTTATAAATAGGCAACTCTTCTACTATAAGATTTTCTTCATTGTATGTTTCAGAATTTTCTTTATAAATAGAATTGCCAGAACAAATTGGACTCCATTTTGTTTTATAAAATTTAGTTATTCCATTCTGCTTGCCAAGTAATTTTATTTGATATTTATATTCTAGTTTCTGATATAATTTTTCGCATTCATTGTTTCCTTCAAATAACAAGATATTTGCGACAGGCCAAATTTCGCGCATAATGTCTGCCGTTTGACAGACACTTGCACCAATATCCAATATATTTTTAGGATAAAATCCTTTACTCCTCAATAATAAACAAGCTTGATAATAATAATCGTAAGAATAAGACATGTAAATTATCTATTCTCAAGTATAGATAATATATTTTCCACATTTCTTATTAGTAAAAATCTGAGATTTTAGGAAATGCGGGTATCTTGATGTTTGGTGCTGATGTTGGTATTAACGGCCAATTTATATTATCTATATTATTATCATTAAACATATCTCTTAACTGTTGTCTGAAGTTCTTAAAATCAAGCTTTGACTGATCAGAGATTGGCGAGTCTGATAATTGGGTAAAATCGGTCATGCGTAAATATCTGTCACGAACTGTTCTGAGTGACACTAAAACCCTATTATTTAATTCCTCTTGTTCACTTGTAATTAAATTTTCGACGACATAAGATTCCTGACATGTTTTATTTACTACGTTCAAAGTATAAGTGGTAATTATTTTTTGTTTAAAATTAATTGATGGTAGTGGATCACTTTCTACTAGCCACCAACCTTCACCATTATTACCAGACCAAGACAAGTCAGATATCTGATCATCAGATAACAAATGAAAATTTGTTATATTTTTATATGTTTCTGGCAAAATACTAGGATTAGATTTCTTCTCATTGTTTATAACATGAATATATTTTTTTTGCATATTACTTAATATAATGTGTTGTAGAATTAATTAGGCTATTTATAGATTTTTCTTTGAAATCTAAAAATGGCGCAGCCATCGAAGTATTCGCTTGAATATTTGATCTAATATTTCCTTGATTGATACCTGTTTGTACGCATAACATATCTTCAAAAGCTTGACGAGTTAGTCTTTTTTCCCAGTAAGCACATTCAGCTTCTTCAATTTCTTCATATGTATAAATCTTTGGAAGTGACTTCATTAATTTAACAATATGCATAATTTCGCGTTCTCTGAATTTTGAATTTTCCTCAAGTTGTCTTAGAAGATATTGTTTTCTAATTGCCTCTAGGGTATCAAGTTCATCATTGGTGGCTAGCAATCTTTGAATCTGTATTTTTAGTTTTTCAGCCTCAAAACAGTCGCCTATGAATCCGTCTCTGATTGACTTAAGCTCCATCATTAGCTGTAGAAATTGTCGTTCAGGCTTATCATGTTCGTTCATCACGAATTTTTCCAGTTGGAACAACGTTCGGCCTCCCCAGTATTTGGAAAAATCTATTTGTGCAAGGTCGAACTTATCTGAGAATTCTTTTAATTTTATGTCTAATATGTTATTCATAAGGTAATTATTATACACCACCTGTAGACGTAATCCATCCATTACTTGTATCAGCTGTGGTATAACTACTGTTAGACCAACTGTCAGCTGCATGCGTATATTTGTGCAAAAGTCTGTTTAGTGTAAAATTTCTGTATCCTGTCCACAGATATCCAATCGAGGATGTGGTGGATGACACTCCCTGAAGTACTTGAAGAAAAGCCTCTGGGCCATTGGCTATGCTGGCATATGCCTCAGTGGCATAGGTTATTTTTATGTTGTTGAAGCTTGATCCTGCGAAACCGCCAGCTCTTATTCCAAAAATTGTGTTTGAAAGACCAAAACCTTGGAAGCTGGCGTTAGTTTCGGTTATTGATGGTGTGGATGATGTGTCAGTTGTTAAAACATATTTAAATATCGTATTTGTATAATTATCTCCTGTGGTGTATCCTCCACTTATGTAACAAGTAAAATTATTATACATCAGTGCAGCAACGTGTCTTGCTGCTGTCAGAGCTGTGGTATTTGTGGCTGTATCTGTGGCTGTTGAAATATAAGTGGTATCTGTTCTATATCCCAAAGAATCACTATATCCACTGATGAAATAGATACGGGATCGTTGAAAATGTGGTAGTGGATAAGCTGGACCTCTTCTTTCAACACTAAAAGTGGTAGATAACACGGCTGTACTATCACTAGCTGCAAGCACTGTGTTTTTAGTAGTATTTAACCCCGATTGATAACCATTTATGAGGTAGATATTTGTAGAACTAAAACCCGCAGCACCTTGGGTAATTCTTAAACCCGATGTGAAAGCTGTTCTACTTGATTCCGTGTCATTTGAAAAAGCCAGAGTTCTGTTGTATCCAACACCAACACTGGTGTTTGTGGGATCTCCAAATGAAAAATAGCAGTTTGGAAATCCTGTTCTTTGTGTTGGCTGCGTATGTGGGCCAAGAAATCTCATATCAAATATATATTAATTATAAATTTTGACCGACAACTATTCCATATATATTTGTACCTCCATCATATGTAAGAAATTGATATATATCTCGTTTAGCGTTTGTGCTAGTATAGGTAGGAGCTACACCCCCAGGCCATTTAATAGCGGCTGGCCATGTTATTGAATAAGCAGTACCATTTCCTACAGTGACTATTGTCCACATATGGACTATCGTACTAGCTTGAATATTTGATAATGTTAAAGTAGTTATGTTTGAAGATAGTGTTAATTCTGTAAGATTGTATTGAGTATCAATTGTTGTGGAAGATGATGAAGTGACAGTTACGCGCTCACCAAATGTATTTCTTGTTCTTAATAAATTTAATCTGGAAGTGCTTGCAGGATCAACATAAAAACTAGTATCATTACTATCATAGAATATAGGAGCGCTAAAGCTGATTGCATTTACGTCTCCACCAAATGTCGCATTGTTATTCGATAAATTTATTTCAAGAGGCCATCTGCTATTAGCGACTTGACCCCAGTTTCCATATCCGACATCAGTTGTTCCTGTTAATATATAAAAAATATTTGCATTAACATGTATAAAACCTGTTCTATGATTCGTATCTCTAAAAGTAATTGTAGGTTCACTATTTCTTATTTGCAACTGGCCGTTGTTATCTATTTCTACAACATTGGTTCCTCCAGAATTTCTAAATATCCAAGAACCAGCCGCTTGTAAATACCAGTGATTCCCATGATATTGTATTTTACCAGCAAATTCTCCATCCCAAGCGGCAGAATCACTTCTCCAGCTACCTACCGTTCTTAATGATGTTGTAGAGTTAGGATCTAAATAATAAGCAG